GTTGTATGCGTTTCTTTCAATAACTGCATAGCCATTACCATATGTGTTTCTATCGGTCTCAAGTCTATTGATGAAGTCATATGCAGTCATATTTTCATTAGGCTTATGCTTAATTAAATTACTGACCTCATCACTAACATCTTGTCTATTTCTTAGCTCTTTAACCGGTAACGACGCTAATGTATTAGATAATCTAGTAATAATACTGAAAATTGTTTCATTATTTTCAAGAATATATTGTTTAGAGCCATTGAAACTTTTTCCAAACCAATCTGAGAAATCAAAAGATTTACCAGACCAGGACTTTTTACTCGAATCTGAACTAAATAGCTGTTTGAATCTACTCATTAGGCTCATTCAATCACCTCCTTTACTAATTCAAACTATGTTTTACTCAACCAGTTAATCAAAAGATAGAAATTTAATATCACTACCTTGTTTGCTAATCAATTTGTCAATTACATCAACATGGGCATCAAGTAAGGCGGCAAAACCATCAATCTTTCGTGACAATGTTTGTTTCTGTGGCATCCAATTATCATTGCGATCTTTAATTAATTTGATGTTGTTTAAATACCATCTAAATAATTTTGAATTGTTATAAATAACTTTTCCATCTAGTAACAACTCTTTAAGATTCTGCATTGGACCACCAAGAGTTTTGAAACCTTGGCGAACTTCTTGAGTATCAAATCCATAGTCGGTCATAGCTTTGTTTAGTAGTAATGCTTTGGCTGGATCAAACATGACCTTGGTGATTTGATATGTCTTTGACATCTCAGTAAACCAATCTAAAACATACTCATATTTAACGTAATCACCTGGTATAATTTCCAATTCACCAGCTTGTTCCCAAGCCTTAATACGTTCTGGATTCTTATCTCTTTTATATCGAGCTTCGGGAACCCAAGTCTTTTCAAGTACAAAAATACCGCCATCATCAAGAGGGAACTCAAGACAAGCAGCGGTGAAATCCTCTGTTTCTGATAGATCATATCCACCAGTACAATCTCGACCTTCTAATAATTTAAGATTGAGATTTTTATTATTCTTGAGGATAGTTTCGGTATTAACGAAGCTCAATTCGTCAGTCTCACTAAAGATATTGAATTGTTTCGTGATCCAATCAGCAAGTTCCTGAGGGTTCTTACGATCCTTTTTATAATCACCAATCATATCAACCATTTCCATCAAGCATATATTAGGATTGGCTTTGACCCACATTTCAGGATCATTGGCTTCTTGTGGATTATCTAGTTTGGCCAAGTAATAAAATGTACGTTCGTCAATATGATCATCATAGTTTTTCAAACAATCCTGACCATTATCGACAAAGTCCATCAATGGACCGTCTAAAACTGTTCCGGCAGTTGAAATATAGATAATTAACGGCTGTTTCCGAGTACCACGGGAACGTTTCATAACATTGATTAATTTATAGTCCTTGTATTCATGAATTTCATCAAAAACGGCAAAATGTAAGTTCTCACCATCTTTATTGGTCTTCTCAGCAGACATAGGAACAATGGTGCATTTTCGTTTTGGAAACCTAATTTCATTATTATTAGCTACAAATCGATTGGACAAGAATGGTGATGCATCGATCATGGCTTTGGACTCATCAAACAACTTATGAGCTTGTTTTTGAGCATTGGCAAGGAAATATACATTAGCGCCACGCTCACCGTCAAAACCAGTCATATAGTCAGCAAGACCAGATTCAAGTGTTGTTTTACCATTTTTACGACCGACAAAAATTAAACCTTCGCGAAATCTACGATACCCAGTATCACGGTGAACCCAGCCAAACATGCTACCGACAACAAAATGTTGCCATGGTTGTAATACTAGTTGATCAAAATCACCTTTTGACGGCTTACATTTTGATTCAATAAAACGAATTGGTCGCCAAGCCTTTTCTTCGTCAAAGACCCAGGGAAAATCATCGGTCCCTTGACGTTTCAAATCCTTTAGATGCCGTTCGCATGCAGCAACTACTTCTTTGCTGGCCGGAATATCACCATCAACAACCATTTTTGCGTAATAATTGGTCAACAAAATAGGGCTAGGTTCCTTTAGATAGGCCCAGCCCTCACGATCACTTCTGTATTTATCCCACCATTTTGTTAATTGAGTAAATGAATATTCCAATGTACTAGTCGAATTCGTCATCATCATCTCCTTCACCACTACCATCATCTGGCATGTTAATTGCTAAAGAAGCACGCGATCCAGGCGTTAGTCCTAATTCATTTGCTAACTTATCCAACAATTGTGCCGAATTACGCTTTTCACGAATAAACGGATTGACCCGACCTTTCATCATGTAACCTTTTTGCTTAATTTTTCTATCAAAGGCGTGATAGTCTGCAAGTGTATCGCAATATAACGCCAACGTATTCATATCCCCATTAGTCAATAATTGCGTTGGTTCCATCATTTCAACAATACGATTAAATTCTTTAGCACCTGTGGCAGTTAGCCATTTTGGCGGAATCAACTTATCACGTGGCAAGGTCAATTTATCTTCATTTTTCTTGCGCTTGTGAAGCTCTTTTTTAGTAATATTATTCGGATTTCCTTCCATTAAGTGAATCAATGAACTTTTAGCAGTCTGTGGCAAAAGTTTCCTCCTTTCCACCCGACCAAAAAGGCGTAAACCATTGATACTTAATGGTTTACGCCTGAAGTGGATTAATATTTTTTTGTTGAAAAACGAATTTATTGCGAAGAAGGGACTACACCGTTGTCTGGGATTTCACCAAAATATTTTTTGAGGTAGGGGGGCTACCAAAATAATTTGTCATCATCTTTGTTTGAAGAAAATTTAAAAACATCAGTACGTTTTTTGACTACTGCTTCACGTCTAAAGTATTTCTTGTTCCCAGAACCCTTTTCAGGGTGTTCTTGGTTATGATGCTCCATACAGATGACTTCCAAGTTATCTTGATCAAGTCTCTTTGACCAGTCGTCCCTTAAAGGAATGATATGGTGAACTGTTTTAGCAACGGTTATTTTTCCTTCACGTAAACAATCTTGACATAGATAATGCTGACGCTTGAGCGTTATCAGCCGTGCAATCTCCCAGTCCTTAGTGTGATAGAACCTATCATACTTGTCAGTCCGTCCAGACAATAGCAGCATCCCAGTTAATCTTTGAGCCATCCTCTGGCTTTACTAACTCATACTCCCTTGCTCTGAGTGCTTCCTCTAGTGATGACTTACTGATAGTGATGGTTGATCGAATGAACTTACCATTGGATGCCTCAGTTCTATCAGTGGTGAATGGTATGCCATCTAGTCCTTGCATTGCTTGGTCGTACTCGTCTTCAGACATTACAATTACTTTCTTCATTTCATCCATCTCCTATATTATATAAAGTTGTATTTAATATTATCTATTTTCTTATAGACATCTAAATATAATTCGTCCTTGTCGCCACTATATGTACACTCAAAGTAAGCATTGTAATTATTATACGATGTACACAACATTGCCTTATGATTTTGTAATGTCTTAGACTGCCAAACTACATTTACTTCTGGCATGCATAGATCCTGACTGGATTCATAATGATTAACTGTGTAATCAGATATTAACTTCTTACATTGTTTAATGAATTCATCGGTACTCATATAACTTCCTCCAAATAAAAAGACCAGTCATTAGACTGATCTCCGCAATGGTCCCCGTAGAGATACCACCACTCAATTATTTTCTATGAATCAAATCCCACATAACACCAGTATGAACCTTGATACTTTCACCATACTGATTATTCATTTGATTAAAACCATTCTTGGATATTCTCATGCCACGTGCTTTCATATCTCGAATAATTAAATGATATATAACATTGATCAATCCATATTCTAATTCTTCAGTAGTGACATCTTTATCAACATGAACTGATATGCTGTCATTATCCTTTGTAACATTAAGAACTGTTTTCATCACATCATTTCTCCTAACTAAAATTGCCGCAGGGATGATTCGAACTTCCGACCTCCAAATATAAATATCTGGTGCTCTACCAGCCTGAGCTACATAGGCATAAATGTGGGCCTTGGGAATCGAACCCAA